ACACCGGATCGAAGGACAGGACGTGCGACGTGGTCAGGGAGAAGCTGGGCCACCTCCCGGGCGAGCTCTTCGACCTTCCCTGGCAGGGCCACGCGCACGCGCGCACCGAGGTTCTCCGACGAGCGCGTGCCACGGCTGACCTGATCCTGATGCTCGACGCGGACATGCTCGTCGAGGGCTTGCTGCCCGATCCGCCGTACGCCGACGCGTACCGGCTCACGATCACGGGCGCCTGGGAATACACGCTGCTCTTGCTCTTCTCGGGCGAGCGGTCGTGGCGTTACGTCGGCGTCACGCATCCCTTCCCCGAGCCCGACGACGAGCTTGCGTGGAGTGCTGAGATGTCCGACCTTCGGATCACTGATCGGCGACCGGGGGCGGTCCGCCAGGGCAAGCTCGAGGAGGACGCGCGCGCTCTCGAAGCGGCGCTCGAAGAGAACCCGATCGACGCGCGCTCGAGCTACTACCTTGCGCAGACGTACGCCGATCTGGGCCGCACGTCGGACGCCATTCGGGAGTTCGGCCGTCGCGCGCTACTCGGCGGATGGGACGAAGAGGTCTTCGTCGCCAAGTTGCGCCGCGGTCGGCTTCTGCAGGAGCGCGACCCGATGCAGGCGCTGTCGGCATTCCTAGATTCCTAGATGCCTGGCAGACGCGACCGACGCGCGCGGAGCCCCTCTACTGTGCCGCCCGCCTCTGCCGCATCGCCGGCTGGAACGACCTCGCGTTGCTCTTCGCACGACGGGCCGCCGAGATTCCGAAGCCGGCCGACCGGCTGCTCGTCGAGACGCTGACTTATGCCTGGGGCATCCGGCTTGAGCTCGGGATTGCCGAGGTGCGAGCGGGAGACCCGGAGCGCGGTCGGGAGATTCTCGACGGCATCCGCGAGCTGGTGCCGCCCGACTACGAGTTGTGGATCGACGAGGTGCTCGGCATTGAGCGGCCCATCCCAGAGAGGAGCGCAGCATGAGCACCAGTGCCTATGCCGACATCGACGATCTGAAGCGCCAGCTCGCGATCTCCACGACCGACACGTCCCAGGACGATGAGCTCGAGCGGCACATCCTCTCGGCGAGCGGCTGGATCGACGAAGAGCTCGGGCGCCCGTTCGGTGCGACCGAGGGCGACGACGAGGTGCGCACGTATGCGCCCGGATCCGCGCGCGATCTCGGCTACCTCGTGATCGACGACCTAGCGGAGCTGACGAGCATCAGGGTCGACCGGGCGGGCGACGGCACGTTCGAGACGTGGACGCTCGACACCGACTTCGTGCTCGACCCGCCGAACGCGGAGGTGAAGGGTCGGCCGTGGACGTCGATCCGTACCCTCAGCTCCCAGTCCTTCCCGTCACATCGCTTCGCCGTCGTCGAGGTCACGGGCAAGTTCGGCTGGATGTCGCCGCCGCCACAGATCACCGAGGCGACACTCCTCCTCGCCGAGCAGCTCTACCACCGGTCGCACTCCTCCCCGCTCGGCTTCCGTCTCGACGACGGTGCCGTCGCGTACATCGCTCGCCGCGACCCCCACATCGCCGGTCTCATCCGACCCTTCTCGCGCAGAGCCCTCTTCGTCTAGGCCGTGGCCGCACTCGATGACATCTGCCAGGCGCTGGCGGCGAATCTCGCTGCCCTGAAACAGGCGGAGCTCGCCCCGCGGCAGCCGCTCGTGACTCAGGTCTCCTCGTTCTACCGCGACAAGCCGAGTCCGCCGTCGGTGATGGTGCTCGGCGTCGACGAGATCGAGTACGACACCGCCTTCCAGCGCGGCGGGGACTCGTGGACGATCCTGATCGAAGCAGTCCTCGGAGCGGTCAGCGAGATCGGCGCGCAGGGCATTCTGCGTAGGCTGCTCGCGTCGGAGGGCGAGACTTCGCTCAAGGCGGCGGTCGAGTCCGACCGACGGCTCACGAAGCGCTACAACGACGACACGGGCCTCATTACGACTGGTCAGCCAGCGGCCTGCGACGACTTGCGCGTGACGAACTACCGCGGCCAGCGTCTCGTTGCGCTCGGGGACGGCTCACGGACCATCTCGGCGGTCTGGGCCGTGCAGGTGGAGACGTGATGAGCGTCTACCGTGTGCGAGGCCCGCTGCGCTACCGCGAGCACGAGCCGGGAGAGACGTTCGAGGCCGTCCTCGAGCCAGACGTCGAGGAACGCGCGCTGCGGCACGGGACGATCGAGGTCCTTGAGCGCAGCGACCCAGGAATCCAGCCAGGGAGCGTCACGCTGCCGGACGGCTGGCAGGCAGCACAACCACGACCAACGCAGGAGGTGTGACCGATGGCCAAGTTCTTGGCCCAGGACTGCTACATCGAGATCGACGGCCACGACATGTCGAATTGGTGCTTCGCGGTGGCGACGCCGTCGGAGCGCGAGCGCGTCGACATGTCGGGCTTCAACCCGCTCGGGGCGAAGGAGTTCGCCGCCGGCGATCGCGAGGACTCGATCGACCTCGGGATCCTGCAGGACTTCGCCGCAGGCGGGCCGCACGACATCCTCTCCGACATCTACCAGAACCAGTCGACCGTGGCCGTCAAGGTCAGGCCGACCTCGGCGGCGGCGTCGGCGACCAACCCGGAGTACGGCGGCAACGGGCAGCTTCTCGCCTACACGGGACTCGATGCGGAGAAGGGGCAGCGCTCCGAGATCCGTGTCGAGATCATCCCGGCCGACGCCGACGGGTTCGTCTGGGCGAGCACGTAAGGCCCGATGGCAGTAGCGCGGGCGGGTGTCCGCGTCAACGGCTACCGCGAGTTCGTCAGGGCCGCGAACCGTACGTCGCGGGAAGCACGCAAGGAGATCCGAGAGGCTCTTCGCGACGTCGGGGAAGTGGTCCGCGCAGATGCCGCGGACCGCTTCTCGACGTACGACGAGCAGTCGGCTGGCGGTTTCCGTGTTCGCGTGCGCGAGCGAGGAGTTGCCGTCGAGCAGAGCCACAGACGTACCACGGGAACACGCCCCGACTTCGGGGCGCTGCAGATGCGCAGAGCGCTCATCCCCGCTGGGGAGGAGAACGAGCAAGACGTCGACGAGCGGATGCAGGAAGCCCTGGAGAGCATCGCCGACTACTTCGAGTTGATCGAACGGTGGCGCGGCCAGGGGCTTCTCTGACGCCGCCGAGGAGGGAGTTGAACGGATGCCAGACAAGGTGATCATCGAAGGGATCCCACCCCACGACGGCGAGTACGAGATCGACCTCGCCGAGATGACGAACGAGGAGTGGTTCCTGATCAAGCGCCTGTCGGGGCTGCGACCTGCGGAGCTCGATGAGGCGCTTGACACCGCCGACGCCGCGGTGTTCGTCGGCCTCGGTGCCGTCGTGATCCAGCGCGAGGGCAGGCGCGTCACAGACAACGTCGTGAACCAGTTGATGACGGCGCGGTTCGGCCAGATCAAGGTGAAGTGGGGTGGCGCAGACCCCCCGGCGATGAGCCAGAAGACCCCCGAGAGCTCGACCGACAGCTCCGATCGGCCAAGCGCGCACACCGGCTCTTCTGGCAGCGATGGGAAGGACGATTCGGAGACCTCGGAGGCGGACGACCCGAGCGCTACTGGTCAGCCGGTCTCGGTGCCGTCTGCCACATCGGACCGGGAGAGCTTGGCGGCTTGACGCCGACGCAGCTCCTCGGAGCGCACATCACCGCCTACCCAACACGCTGAAAGATGGCGAGACGCCGCATCGAACTGGAGATCGTCGGGGACGCGAGCCAGCTCGGGCGCGAGTTCAGCCGAGCCGCGCGCCAGGCGCAGCTCTTCAACGCTCGCATTACGGGCGCCACCCGCGGTCTGTCGCGCGGACTCGGCTTCGCGGGCGCGACGGCGGGCATCGCCAGCCTCGGCCTCGCGATTCGCTCGACCGTCGACGCGGCGGTCAGCTTTGAGTCCTCGTTCGCGGGCGTCCGAAAGACCGTCGATGCGACGGAGCCGCAGTTCCGCGAGCTCGCCGAGGGCTTCCGCGCGATGTCGCGGGAGATCCCGGTCTCGGTCGACGAGCTTAACCGGATCGGTGAGTCCGCCGGCCAGCTCGGGATTCGCCGCGAGGCGATCCTCGACTTCACGCGTACGGTCGCGGACCTCGGCGTTACGACCGACCTCGCTTCCGACCAGGCCGCCGACTCGCTCGCGCGTCTGGCGAACATCGCGGGCACTCCACAGGACGCCTTCGATCGGCTCGGCTCGACGCTGGTCGACCTCGGGAACAAGCTCGCCGCGACTGAGTCCGAGATCCTCGACTTCGGATTGCGGATCGCCGGCGCCGGTCGTCAGGTCGGACTGACCGAGGCGAACATCCTGGCAATCGCCGGTGCTTTCGAGTCCGTCGGCGTCGAGGCAGAGCGCGGCGGCACGGCCGTCTCGAAGGTGCTCCTGCAGATGAACACCGCCGTGCTCGAGGGTGGCGACCTCCTGCGCGGGTTCGCCGACGTCGCGGGAGTGTCGGCCGAGGAGTTCCGCGCTGCCTTCCAGCAGGACGCCGGCGCAGCGTTCGTGCGCTTCGTCGAGGGACTGGACGAGGTTCGGCGTTCGGGTGGCAACACGGCGAAGGTGCTGCGCGACCTCGAGCTCCGCGACTCGCGCCTGATCGCGGCGTTCCAGGCGATGGCGGCGGGCTCGACCGTGCTCTCGCGAGCCCTTGCGGTGGGCGACCGAGCGTGGCAGCGGAACAACGCGCTGACGTCCGAAGCCGAGAAGCGCTACGCCACGACCGCGTCACGGCTGCAGGTCTTCCGCAACCGCGTCAACGATCTCCAGATTACGCTCGGCAACGCGCTGATCCCGGCGCTCGAGGACGTCGTAACGCCGCTCTCGGAGTGGCTGCAGAGCACCGAGAACCAGGAGGAGGTCACGCGCCGGCTCACCGCCGTCCTCGACTCTTCGCGGCAGGCGATCCAGGGCATCGCCGACGTGGCGATCCCGCTCGGGCAGGGAGTGAACCAGGCGGCCGACGCCGTGGGCGGACTGCGGAACGCCGTCCAGCTTCTGCTCATCACGATGGCTACAGCGAAGGTCGTCGGGTTCACGGCTGCGATCACCGGCCTCGGACGGACGGCCGCGACGACCACCACGACCCTCCGGGCGCTGCGACTCGCGCTGCTGCGCCTCGGCGCGATCGGCGTCATCACGCTCGGCGTCGAGCTGATCTTGAACCGCGACGCGATCGAGTCGTGGGGCGCGGACGTCAATCGGCAGGTGGAGGACTTCTTCGGCCTCTCGCCGCCGAAGATCCCCGTCGAGCCTGAGGCGCGGCTTGAATCGCTGCAGAACCTGCGCGACCGCCTGCTCGAGTTCGTCGGGCCTGCGAGTGACGAGATCAAGTCGCTGGACAGAGCGATCGAGGCACTCCTGCGGCGCATCGAGCGCGCGAAGGGGTCGGTCCGGCCGGATGACCGTGGAGGTGCGCGTGGGCCAGGTGCCATCGCCGCATCAAATCGGGCGGTCGACCGGCGCGGTGCTGACGCTGCCAACGAGGCTGCTGATGAGCAGACCCGGGTCGCCAGCGAGGTCGAGTCGGCTGCCGATCGCGCTGCCGAGGCGAAGGAGCGCGCGGCCGATGCGTTCCAGACTCTGCTCGAAGGCTTCGAGTTGCGCGCGGAGCGCAGCCAGTCGATCGAGGGCGACATCCGCATCCGCGAGCAGGAGCTCGCTGCCATCCGCCGGCGGATGCAGGTGGCCGGCCGCACGGTCGATCTTCTCCGCGAGGAGCTCCGCGTCGAGCAGGAGATCGCCGCGCTCAAGCAGCAGCAGGCCGAGCGCCGGCGAGATGAGCGCCGCGCCGATCAGTTCGAGGCTCTCGGGCTGACTCGTGAGGGGCAGGAGCGCACGCCGAGTGCCGGAGCTCTACTGCGTCGCGCACGCACCCTGCAAGACGAGCTCAAGGGCACGCCACTCGACACGGCCGACAACCGCGCGCAGCTCGCGCGCATCGTCAGCGTGCTCAGGAAGAACTTCAAGACCGCGGGTCGCGACGTGCGGCAGGCGATCTTGGACATGCTGAACGAGATCTCGGGCGGGCTCGACCAGGGCACTAGATCGGGTCCGCTTACGAAGACGACCGGACTCAACACGAAGAAGATCCTCACCGGTCTGGGTCTTTCGGCCGATGAGATCAACGCCCTGCGCGGGCGCCTCTCGAGCTTCAACAGCGCGGGGGTCGCGCCAGCCGCCGCCCTGTCTCTGCCCAGTGGGAACCTTCCGACTGGAGGATTCGTTGGCGGCCCGATCGTCGTCGAGTCACACACCACCGTCGAGGTCGACGGTGTGAAGCTCGCCCAAGTCGTCACCAAGCAGCAGCAGAAGACCGCCCGCAGAAACCCCAAGCAGAAGCGAGGGCCGAACCGTCGTGGCGGTGTCTGAGTGGCGGTCACCGACTCCCCCGGTGAAGGTCGGGTGTGGATCGCCGAGTCAGACGGGCCGCTCGTCGCCGAGCCCACCTGGACGCGCTACGACAACCTCTCGAACGCCCGCTGCTACGGCTTCGACTGCTACGCAGGACGTCAATCCGAGCTCGACACGACCGACACCGGCACCGCTTCCGTGTTCTTCCACGACCGGGCGAAGGCCATCGACACGGATCTCGTCGGGCTGCAGATCATGCTTCAGCTCTACGACCCCGTCGACGACTCCTGGCATCCTCGCTGGCGCGGTCACATCGACGACGTGCAGCGGAACCTCGTCGACGTGCCGGGGGTGCCGCTCGCGAACGTCACCCTGCCCTGTGTGGGGATCTTCGACTACCTCGGCGGCTGCCGGATGCTGCCGGGGGTCTTCGGGGACGTGGCCCCGGCGGGCATGAACGGGGTTGTGTTCTACGAGGACGAGCCGGTGGACGACCGGATCATCGCCCTGCTCACCGACGCCGGGATCGCCTCGGACATGCGGGTCGTCTTCAGCGGGAACGTGGATGTGAACGAGACGCTGTACGACCCCGACGATGTCGTCCTGCAGGGCGTCAGGGATGCTGCCGATGCCGAGTTTCCGGGGGTGGCGAACTTCTACGAGGACCGCTACGGGCGCTGTGCCTTCCACGGGCGCTTCGCCCGCTTCGACCCCGAGGGCACGGAAGCCTCGGCCTCGAACTGGGACTTCGTGCGCTACTCGGCGGGCACGAGGGGCGACGTGACGTCAGGTGTCGCCCAAGTGCGGGAGTTCTCCTACAACGCTCCCCGGGCGCGGATCATCAACTCCTACGTCGCCTGGCCCAGGGCCGACGAGAACGGCGTCGAGTTCGACCGTGCGCTGATCGAAGACATGCTCAAGACCGACGCCACCTCGATCTCCAACTACGGGCACCGCGGCAAGGACGCCCCCGACCTGATCATCAAGGAGCACAAGACGAACGGGAACTCCGGCGCCGACGAGTGCGAGCTCTTCGCCGAGTTCTACATTCAGAACTACGCCGAGCCGCGCAAAGCCGTCCAGAACGTCGTCTTCAAGTCGATGCGCCCTGCGGACTCACGGGCGGCGGCGACCTGGGAGCTGATGACGAAGTGCGACATCTCGGACGCCATCCACCTGACGATCGACGAGGCCGACCTCGATGACGAGCCCTTCTTCGTGGACGGGATCGCTGTCGAGTGCCGGCCGCTCAATCCCGACTACGACATGGTCACCGTCACCCCGAACCTGACCCCCGCGGCCTACTACCTCGAGGACGTGTTCGAGGAGTGAGCGTCGACTACCACGGCTGGACGCATCTGCCGAAGGCGCAGGGAGGGACGGATCCCATCCCAGTTCAGAACCCTGCGCTGCGGGCGGTCAGCGACTCGGCCATCTTCGCGACCCCGACCGTGTTCACAGACGGGATGCTCGGCGACCTCGTGTGGAAGAACTACGAGTCGACGAACGAGGCCGTGCTCGTGGCCAACACCCTGATCGGAAGCGACCTCTACATCTTCGAGGGAAAGATCAGGGGCAGCTATGACGTGAAGATCGCCGCAGCTGTGATCCCTGACTCGGGTGTCACGATCGAGAAGGTGGGGTTTCGTTTCCTCATCGAGTACGTCGGGGGTGGGACTCCGGGCGCGGCGCTCTACGATGAGACGATGGTTCACCCATCCGTCGTGACCTTCGACGGCTATTACCTGTTTACGACCATTGTCGACGTGCCGCCCTACGACCCCGAGGACACCGTGATCGACAGCTCAGACCCACCGACGGGCTGGCTCGGGTACGCGCAGATGGTCGTGGACACTGACGGCGGCGATGCGCTGCTTAAGGAAGCACGCCTGAGCGTCTACTACCGCGGCGCGATCGGTTGATCCTCACACGTCCACATTCTCGCCCGCCTCGCCGGGTGCTTCCGCCTGCCCGAAAGGACGCCTGATGCCATCGAAGAAACCCACCCAGCCCCTCGCTGACAGCGTCGGCAAGCTCGGGGAAGCGCCCGCGCACAACGCCGCTGCACACTCGGCTGCGCTTGCGAAACACATCGGCAAGGATTCGCCCGCCGCCGTTGGCGACCCGTACCTCGTCTTCCAGCAGGAGTCGCCCGAGTCGTGGCCGCCGTTCGTGCGCTGGATCCGCGGGCCACTGCGCGACAAGGTCAACTCGCTGGTCACGTTCACGGGTGACCTCAAGAAGCACCTCGATCAGGTCGACAGCCGCGAGACGGCGCGGCATGCCGCGGTCGACGGACGGCTCGACGTACTGGAGGAGGCTGTCCGCAATCCCCCTTTTCCGGGATAGGAAACGGTGTCTGGCTCAACGAGGAGTCTCGTCGCCCGAGCTCAGGCGAAGGGCTACCGCTGGGTGACGATGCAGGTGAACGACGGAACGATCGGTGCCCAGCAGTGGGCGAAGGTGCCCGAGTACCGCGCCGCCTGCGCCGGCAAGCTCGTGTTCACGATCTGGCTCACCCGCCCCTTCGACGGTGCCCTGGCCCGGCAGATGGCGGTCGAGTCGCAGGCGGCGGGGATCCTGCTCGAAGGCGAGATCCCGCCCGATCGCCCGGAGTCCGTGAACTGGCCGGAGGTCATCTTTCTCCTGTCCGACCTTCCGCTGGCGAAGGGCGTCGTGACCAACTTCGCCCCCTTCGTCGACGCCCAGGGGCAGCTCCGGCCCGACAAGGCGAAGCCGCTCGTCGACGCCGGGTACGCCTGCATCACCGAGAACTTCATTTCCGAGACGCCCACGGCGACGCCACCGCGGACGAACTTCACCGCCACCCAGCTCGGCTGGGCGCGCACGCAGCCGATGATCGAGGGCTGGCGGATTCCTGACTACGGCGACCTGTCCGGGTTCGCCAACGTGTCGCACTGGGACGCGGGGAACGTCCTGTGAAGCTCAAGCGCCCCCTCTACGGCCCGTCCGACCCTCGTGGCCCTTCCCGCGGCCGCGACGTCAAGGACTTCGTCAAGCGCACGCTCCATCGCCTGCCCGCGCAGATCCCCGTCGGCGACCGGTTCTTCCCGAAGCCACCGGGCGGGTTCGACGACATCTACAACGCGAAGACCGAGGACGCCGTCCGAGCGTTCCAGGGCTTCTGCAACATCAGCCCCGCTACCGGGCAGTTCGGCAAGGCGACGTTCGAGCAGATGTGGATCTACGCCGACGCCTACTCGAAGTGGGTGTACCGGACGTGGTCCGCGCCGAGGCCGAAGCCGATCCCGCCGCCCCTCGTCGAGCCCGAGCAGGGCTGGGGGTCGCTGCACGTCTCACTGCACTCCGTCTACTCGCTCGGACGGAACATGGGCCTGCACCCCGACCTCGGAACCTACGCCCCCGGCTCCAACCTGCCGTCAGGAGCGCCGTCCGACCACGCCGTCTGGCCGGCGTACGCCTTCGACCTCGGCTTCGAGCCGGACGTCGGGTGGGACCACGACGTCGCCCGCTCGTTCTTCTACGCGGTCATGGGGAAGCGCGAGGTCGAGTACGTCATCCTCGGCGACCGCATCTGGTCACGCCCTCGAGCCAGCGAAGGCATCCGCCGCTACACGGCAGGCGGCCACCAAAACCACATCCACGTCTCCGGCAACCGGTGACCCTCGATTCGCCTAGAAGGAGCCGATGACAGATCCCAACCTCGATCGCTACACGGTCAAGGAGATCCTCACCGAGTTCGTCGTCCCCGAGCTGCGCGAGAAGGCCGACCGGGTCGACGTCGAGGCGCTCGAGCGAGACGTGCGGCAGCTTCAGGCGAAGATCCTCACCCCCGAGTCGGTGGCGAACATGATCGGGGTTGCGCTAGAGCGCAAGGAGGCTCGCGGGTGGACGACCAAGGAGCGGGCGATGGGCGTGATCGTGCTCCTGTTTACGGGCATCGGCGCCGCCTTCGCACTTCTGCAAATCGTGGTGCTGCTGAGTGGATGACGACGAGTTCACAACGGTGATCCAGAACGCCGTCGAGCGCGACCTGAATCCCGTCAGCTTCGGGCGAACCGAGCGAGTTGTCCTCTGGGTGCTGCTCGTGCTCGCCCTCGTCTCGGCGGCGACCAGCCTCCTCACGCTCCTACTGACCTACTGACGAAGGAGAACGATGCTCTCGACACGCGGGATCGCCTTCTCGCTGGCGACGCTCGTCGCCCTCTGCGCGCTCATCGCCGCACTCGCAGGGAACCTCGGCACGGCGGTAGCCGCTCGCGAGAACTGCCGGCAGATCGAGGCGCTCAAGGAGCAGGTCAGGCTGGGCGCCGAGCGGTCGCTGCGCGAGCTTCCCCGCAACGCCGAGCTCCTGGGGATCGAGCTGACACCGGCGGCAATCGAGCAGGCCCGCCAGCAGCGCGACCGCACTCTCGTCGAGTTCGCTCCTCGTCGCTGCTCGATCTGGATCTGGAAGTAACCCAAACGAAGGAGGAACCATGAGTGACGCACGCTCGGCGGCGCTGATCGGTGCCGTCAACGCAGGACTCGCACTTCTGCTCGCGTTCGGCGTCGAGGTGTCGGACGCGCAGCAGGCCGCCATCGTCGGCGGCGTCAACGCCCTGCTCGTCTTGATCGCCGCATGGCGCGATCCGTCGGTGCCGGCCATCGGGCCGAGCGACCGAGGCGAGTAGCTCATGAGGCGCGGAGGAGCCCTGGCCGCGGCAGTAGTGGTAGCCGCGGTCGGGGCGGGCGGCTTCCTGGTCGGAAGCGAGACGCAGTCCACCGCCGCGGACGACCGCGCGCTCTTCTGCGAGGTCTTCGTCCCGAACGAGAAGGCGACCTGGGACCCCGGCAAGGCACTGAACAAGTGGGCCGGGCACAACCCTGCCGAACGCACGCGCTTCGCGGTGTTCGCGGATGCGATCTGCGCCGAGACGCAGGCGACCGTCCCGGTGATGACCACGCAGCACGGCACGGCGATCGTCGCCGCCGGCGAGATGGTCATGCTCGAGGACGCACCGCCGCCTCCACCCCCGCCTCCACCGCCTCCACCTCCACCTCCCCCACCGCCTCCACCCCCGCCTCCACCGGGAGTCGACCTGTTCGTCTCTGCGAACGGCTCCGACTCGAGCCAGTGCACGCAGGCGAACCCGTGCCGGAGCTTCAACCGCGCCTACCAGGTCGCCTCCTGCGGGAACATCGTGCAGGTCGCGGCAGGGTCGTACCCGACCCAGGGCATCACCGAGCGCTCGGCGCTCTCAGGCTGCTCGCAGCATGTCGTGTTCCAGGCCCAGGCGGGGGCGACGATCCCGCAGCTCTGGTTTGGCTCGAACATCGGCGGGGCGAGCTCGGACGCTCCCGACGCCGTCACCATCCGCGGCCTCAAGTGGACGCACGGGATCTACCTGTGGGGTGACGCGAACAACGTCCTGATCGAGAACGGCGACGGCGGCGGGCTGATCGTCGAGGGCGCATCGAACGTCACGGTCCGCGGCAACGACTTCGGGCCGTGCGCCTCGTCGGGGCCAGGGAGCTGTGAGCGGATCTTCTTCCTCGATCCGCCCGGGCAGGCGACGACCAACGGCATCCTCTTCGAGGACAACGCCGTCCACGACTACCACCTCGTCGCAGACGGCGACCACTGGGCCTGCTCGTACAACCGCGGGGCCGAGGTCATCCTCCGTCGCAACCGCTACTGGAACTGCGACACGATGGCGATGACGCTCATCGACCCGCGCAACTGGGTGATCGAGAACAACTGGTTCGGCCAGACGTGCTGCTTCGGCGGCATCCGTGGGCAGGGAGGGCAGCCGCGCGACACCGCGATCGCGCCCTACGGCTCGGGCGGCAACGTGCTCATTCGCTTCAACTCGTTCGCGCCCGGGCAGACGGTGATCAGCTACGGCCAGAGCCTCCCCGGATGGCGGATCGTGGGCAACATCCTCGGCTCGAACGCAAGCTGCATCAACGCGCCCTACTCGTACAACATCATCCGCTCGGGGCAGACGTGCTCGTCGACCGATCGCAGCGTCCCGAGCATCCCGTACGTCAACCCCTCGAGCGGGCAGGCCGGGAACTACCACCTGTCGGGGGCGTTCCTCGCGGACGGGTTCGTGCCCGCCTCAGCGCCGGAGTCGGGGCTGGCGAACGACTACGACCGGCAGTCGCGCTCGGCGCCGAGGGACGCCGGCTCGGACGAGCGCTAGATGGGCTCCTACCAGTTCGACGGCACGAACGACCACCTGCACGGGTCGTTCACCGGCATCACTGACCGCCCGGCGACGCTCGCCCACTGGTCGCGGATCACGGACTTCCCCACGGGGCGGCAGTCGCCGCTGCAGATTTTCGACGCGAGTTCGATCGACGACTTCATGCAGGCGAACGTGCAGGACAACGGCAGCGCGCGCACGCCGCGCGGCGAGATCGGCACCGACAACGGCGAGTGGGCGTGCGAGGCGGCCGCCGGCATCTCGCAGAACACTTGGTTCTCGGGCGTCGCCGTGTTCGAGGCGCCGAACGTGCGTCACGCCTACCTGAACGGCGGCGACGAGGGGACGGAGTCGGACGGCTCAGGTGACATGGACGGCGGGATCGACACGATCTGGCTAGGGCGCTTCCGTGACGGGGAGTTCAACTTCACGGGGCAGATGGGCTACGCGTTCCTGTGGAACGTGGCCCTCTCCGACTCCGAGGTCGCCGACTGGGATAACGGCGACATCCCGCAGGTGGCGAACCTCGTCGCCTTCTACGACTTGACGCAGGACCACGGCGCAGGCCCGATCCCGAACGAGGTCAACCCGGGGACGTTCGACCTGACGATCTCGGGCGCCACCTTCACGGGCGCGCAGACCCCGCCCGTGAGCTACCAGCTCGGCCCGGCGTACCCGGCAGTCCGGGTGAGCTGGCGGAACTTCCCGAAGCCGAAGATGCGGACGGCTAACCGGTAGTGGCCGAGCGCCATTCCTGAGTCAGCTCGTCGAGCCAGACCCAGCCGCCATCCGGGCCGGTCGTCCACCAGCGGCCATCGTGCAACGTCCAGGCCACCGACTCGCGGTGGCAGTGCGGACAGACGGTGGCGTCGCGGCGCATCGACTCCTTGCACGACGGGCACTGCCGGTAGACCTGCTGACCTTCTAGCTCGGCGCGCTTCTTCGCGTACCACTGCGGACTGACGTTCTTCCGCTTGCGCTCGAGCTCGTCGAGAGTCATCTCCTCCCGGGTCGGCAGGACGAAGACGATGATCACGCCGAGCCAGCCGAGGAAGAGGCCGTAGAGGAATCCGGCTCGATGCTTCGCCTTCCCGATCGCGTGGGCGACGAAGATCGGGACGATCCAGAGGATGATGGCACCGACGAGGATCTCCACGTCAACCTCCCTGCATCTGGGGACAATCGGTGGCGGCCGACTCCCCCGTTAGGGTGACTCGTCCGACGCCCTGTCGGTGAGGCTCGGCCGGATTGCAGGATCGTGGAGTCACCGTCAGCCCCCTCGGCTCTGAGCTTCATGCTCTTCGCCAGCTTGTGGAGGAGATTCGCTCAGGCGTTCGAGGGCCTCGCGCATCAACGCCACCGCCTCCCGCACCTCGGCTTCGAGTACTCCCTGGCGGTCTGAAAGGCGACGGAATTCGGAGTTCAGAGAACCGGCCGATCCTCGTGGTGGTGAAGGACGAAGTCTCACCCCGAGAGCGTCGAGGAGCCTGAGCAACTCGTAGTTCGGCCCGGCGTCCTTCTCGTAGCGCTGCAGCGTGCGCTCGCCGATGTCGGCTGACTGCGCTGCCTCGCGTTGGGATAGGCCGAGCTTCTCGCGCCGTGCACGCAGCCACGAGCCGAGACCGGTACCTGCGACAAGATTGACGCCTTCCACGGCGCGAAGGCTAGGCGCATACTGTGCGCGTGTCGTCGCCAGTCCTGACGCCACACTTGACACCGTCAGATTAGGTGTCTAAAGTGGCGTCCCATGTTCAGCGGTCAGAAGCTTCGGGAAGCGCGCAAGGACATGCGAGAGGACGGCCGTCGTGTCTCGCAGGAGCGCTTCGCCGAGCTCGTGGGGGTGTCGCGTCGGACGCCTCTCCGGTGGGAGCAAGGAGAGGTCGAGCCACGCGCCAGCCACCTCACGAGGATCGCGGAGGTGACAGGGAAGCCCATCGGGTTCTTCTTCGACGATCGCCCCTTTCGAGAGGCAGCCGCCTGAGATGAACGCTGATCTGATGCGACGCCTTGCCCACGCGCTCGAGGCCGCTGCCGACTTCATGGATTCGAAGGAGGACGCATGGAAGATCTGATCCTCACCGGCTTCCTCATCGCCCTCGCCCTCTGCGCCGTTGTCATCGTCGCGCAGATCCTCGCGAGCGCGTTCGGAGCCATCGACCCGTCGGCGGCGTTCTGATGACGCACACGCCTCATGCAGACGTGCATACCCACGGCCTCGCCGACGATTGCCCGCGCTGCTCTGAGCACGCGGAGAACCCTCTCGCCTCGCTCGATCGCCAGTGCATCCAAGACCTGCTGCAGCGGCTCAACCTCGACTGGTCGCCGCGTTCGGAAACCGAGGCGCGGGCGATGGAAGCTCTGCGCAGGACGATGCGAGAAGGGCAGATGCTCAATGAGGTGCTCGCATGACCGACTTCCTCCTCCTCGTCGTCCCCGCGGCCG